CTGATGGTGCTGTTGTATTATCACCAACAACTTTTTCTACATCTAAAATCTGTGCACCTGAAACATATATATTTCCTGTTCCTGCAGGATCTAAAATTAAATTATCATTTGATCTTGTAGTTGAGATTTCATTATCATTTATTCTAACACCTTCACTTTCAAGATACCCAGCATTTACTGACAAATTACCTGTAGTAAGTTGTACACTTGTGCCTGGTTGTAATAAAATTCTACCTGTCCCAGCGGGTGCAATTGTGATATCTTCATTACTTCTTCTACCTGTTATTGTTGCATCTCCACTACCAATAGTAAGTGTAGCTGTTTTGATATCAGAAGCATCACCTGTTGTTTGAAGTGTTCCTCCAGTAACTGTTAAACCTGTAAAAGTTGGTGNGTCNCCTGTACCNACNCCAATNNNNGTNCNTAATGTTGCTCCACTTTCAGCAACTGGATCTGTTGACCCATCACCTACAATCATTTCNCCATCGCTTAATACTGACATTGCCGTAATAGCATTTGTACCAGATCCAAGAAGGATACCACCGTCTGTTAAAGAGCTGGCTCCTGTTCCACCATCAGCCACTGTTAAATCTGTTATACCTGTTACAGTACCACTGCTTATAGTTGCTTTTGAAATAACAACAGAACCAGTACCACTTGGTGTAATATTAATATCTTGATTTGATGCTGTTCCTAAAATATCTGCATCAGCAATACTTAAACCATCTGTTGTTAATGATGAAGCTGTACCTGCACCTGTGATGGTAAGTGTATCCGCGGATACTGCTGTTGTAATATTTGTACCTCCAGCGATCTTAATTGTTTCTTGGGAATTAAATGTTGTGCCTGATGAATCATCACCAACAACAGTAATTACATTTGCAACAGATGTTGCTGTATCAGCATTTCCTGTTACGTCACCTGTTACGTCACCTGTTACGTCACCTGTTAAATTTCCTGTAACATTTGATGTAATTGGACTTGCTAGTTCAATGTTTATGTTACCTGAACTTGTTATAGGTGTACTTGTAATTGTAAAATCATCACCTGCTGTTGTTAATCCAATTGATGTAACTGTACCTGTTCCTAGTGAGCTTGTTGTTACGTTTCCTGAAGCATCAAAACTTAAAACTTTACTTGCTCTATCTGATGCACTTGGCATTGTAGTTGTTGCTGTATCTGTATTTGGTTCTGTAGTTGATATTGCTCTGTTTTCTATTTTGTCTGTAGCATCTATAACTGCTTGTGATAAACGATCTAATTCTGCGTTTACTGTGTCTGCCAGGAATGCTCCTGATTGTGTGAAATCTGTTGTTCTTGCTAAATTTGTATCTCTAACAAACGTTATAACTGTTGCCGCTGAAGGGGCTGACACAAATACAATTGATCCTGTTCCTGATGACCCAGAATCAAACGAAACTGTATAGTGCGTAGTTAATGTCTTTTTAGTAGAGCCTTCATATACTGCAATAGATGAACTATCTGCAATTTCAAATGAAAATGTGTATGAAACAGTACTTCCGTCTGCTGTATATGCTACTCTTGGTGTTGTAGTTGCTGTTGTCATTATAATTTAAACTCCTTACTATTTATTGATTTAATTGAAACCACCTTTCCAAAAATTCATCAACGCTCCGTCTGCTGATCTAATTGGTTTCCCAAACATAATCCCAGTTCCTCTATTTTTACGTAATCGTTTTTGAATTCTTTTTTGTGCTCTTCTATAACCTTTAGGATTGATCATTTCTGAAAAATATTCTGTAACGTATTTTCTCCATAACATTTTTGACCACCAAATACTCTTAAATGGTACTTGATTGGTTGCTAGTATTGCTAAATCTTCAAATTCTCTTGCTCGTGCTTTTTTATCTTTTGCTAAAGCAAGGTTGATTCCGCTGTCCATTACTTCAAGTACATCTGCGGCTAATGGTCCTATTACATTGTTGATAATATCCATTTTAGTCATTGCTCTTACATTATTATCTTTTTGAAATCCTGCTATCATTTTATCTCCACCAAACATACTAAACATTAAATCTGATACTATACCAAGTGTACCTGATTCTGTGGCTACTCTTTGCCAAAATTCCATTTTACTTGCATCGTATGTAGGTCTGCCTTTTATAAATTCTTTTAATTGTATTGTTACTGCTGATGTTGCTATTAAACTTGCGGCTATTACAGCAGTACTCATAAGCATATCTGTACTGCTTTGATGTTGCCAATTACGTGCAACAGTTTTTCTAAAAAACGAAATTGGGTGTGCTTTAAATTGAGTCATAGATCTTACTATTTGTGCCCCAGTTCCTTGATATTCTGGAATAAAAAATGCACCAGCCATTCTATCAAACTGTGATGGTTTCATAACCATTGTATCTACTGCATCTGCAACTGCCGCTATAAATTTGCTACGAGTACTGGACACTCCTTTATCATTTCCTAATACTAATTTTGCAACTTTATTTTTAACTACTATATCTCCTTCACCAAGTTTATACATATCTAATCTACCATTAGCATCAAATAATCCGTCTTTAAAAAGATGTTGATTCTTAACTAAATTGTCCCAGGTAGTTTCATTTATTCCATATTTTTGTAAATTGTTTTGAAACTTCTCTCCTAATGTATTCCAAGTTTTTTTTGTTTGAATAAGTTCTCCAAGATGCCTACCATAGACACCTGCGGCACTTGACTGTAAACTTTTAGTCCACCAGTTTAATCCTGATCCTCTAAAAACCATATGAGCAAATGCGGCTGAACCTCTCACCCACGATGTGTCATTATTCATTCCATCATTTAAAATAAATCTTGCACCAGCGGCATTCTGCCAACTCTCTGTCATCTCTACAAAATATCTTGCATATTTTATTCTGGCCGCTTTACCACCACTTACCATTCCTGAACCAGGGAACACCGTTGCTAACAGGCCATCTCTACCAAACAATGGTAAATTAAAAATTCTTTGCCCTGTTGTAATAAACACAGGTATATCTAATATTGCTGTTACTACTGCAGATCCAAGTTTAGCTCCTGCTTGTAAATTCCTTAATACGTTGAATGCTGTTGTACCATGAGCCTGTTCTGCAATGGTTGGTCTAACTAATTCTTTCAAATAATGTAAACTGGCATCTAATTCTCTTGTTTGTGCAACACCTATATCATTTCTTAAATTAGTTTGATCAATAATTTTCATAAACTTCTCTAATCCTACTGTATGATTACCACCTAAAAATTGTGATACACTAATATCTCTTGATAGTTCTTGTATATGTGCAGTTATCTGTTGATGTAAAGTTGCTTCATCTCCATATTTTTTTGTAATCTTTGCAAATGATTTACCATCTTTCCATTTTAACATTCCAACTCTGCCTGTAACTTCCTCTTCCCCTATTCTTGGTTTTCTGCCGTGCCATTCAGCAATTTTTCCTATTATTTTAGGATCATAATCTCCTATATTTCTCCAATCTGTTTTCCCTTCAATACCACTCATTAAATTATCATACATTTGAGCGGCTAAAGATCGCATTCCATCAATTCCTTCTACTTCACCTTTTCCAAAAATTGACTTTCTTTTACGACCGTGAAACTCAAGATCTAATCCTTCTGATACATCTTTAATAAATTGTTCTCTGGTTTGAGTTTCTTTACTTTCGTTTTTAAATCTCTCTTGAATATCTTTGTCTATTTTAACTCTTTTAGTAAGATGTTTGTTCCACCTTACTTTAATACCTAATCTATTATAAGGCATTAGTCTTGCGACTTTGCTGAAAGAACTTTGTGCCTTTAATGTAACTTCTGTCCATAAAGCCTCTGCAATCAAATATGCTCCTGTATTTTTTGTTTTTTGTGTAACATTTAATCCTTTGTTTAATTCAAAATTACTATATTCATCCATAAAATCAGGAAGATTTTTTGGATCAGACATAAATTTTTCGTGATTTATATCAATATTATTTTTTCTAAACGAAATATCTAATTTACTGTGGAAGTCACCAAAAAATTCTGTGCCTGTAACTCTCATAAGTTTATCTAATGGTACAGAACCAAATGTATCGTTGTTATCAACTATTGTAGATTGTATTGCTTTGGCTTGCATTTGCTTTATTTTCTTCGCTGGATTTCTATTCCATATAAGATGCTTTGTTCCATAAAATTTAGTAATATTGTCTTTAACAATATTGATTTTAGTTTCAAATCCTTTTAATCTCATACCACCGTCTATTGCTTTTTTTAATTCTAACATCGCTTCTTTTCTTTTAGTAGCAACATCAAACTGTTTAAATACTTCCCAATTTAGATATGAATTTTCTTGTATATTGTCGTCTTTTATTTTTTTAATCTCTTTTGCAATCCTTTTGTAATCAGCATCTCCAGATTTATATTTTAACTGTTCAGTTTCTAATTTTTTTATTTTATAATCAATAACTTTTCCATACCTTATATCAGTTACAGGTGCATCTAACGATTGGTTTTTAATAATTGCGTCACTTCTAATATTATTAAAGGTTTGCTCAAGATTAAACAATTCATTTGAATCAAGAGATCTGCCCCAGACGGCCTCTATAAATTTTACACAACTTTTAAATTTAGTACTCATTATTTTGTTTTCATACAGTTAAATGCTTTTATTGTAGCATCATCTTCCTGAAACCTTTCACGAACGTTTTTAATAGCCTTTTCAATATCATCCAAATTCATTTTATCAGTTGGTGATAATTTTGTTTTATCAACATCAATTTTTTTATATGATTGTGTTGTTTCATCTAATATAAATCCAAGTCTTCTTAAATCTATATCTTCCATACTTTTTAGTGCATCAAAAATCATTGCATCAATTTCTGCTTCTTCTAATATTATATCTTTTTCTAACTGTTCTCTTAATAGTTTAATTTTTCCATTATCTATAGTATCAAATTCTGAATCAAGATCTGATTTGTTTTTTATTTCGTTTTGTAATTGGTCTGCTTCATTTGTTCTTTCTTGACTTTTTTTAACTTCTACTTCGTCATCACTTAATTTACTTTCTTCTATATTTTTTTCAACAGGATAATGTTTTTTTTCTAAATCTAAGAAATCTTGATCCCATTCTGATCGCGATATGTCTTCACCATCTATAACTTTTCCATCTTGATCTATTTCAATTTTTTTAGCACGAACAACATTGATATCTTTATCTACAAAATATACTTTACGATTGACTTTATCTTCTACTCTTGAGATTTTATCAAACCCCTTTACATCACCTTCACGATTTACAATAGTTTCAAATGCATTTGTATCTAAATTTTTAGTTTCTGTCAATGGACTTTTATTGTTTGTAACACCTTCTAAATCTATACGTGCATCTGGATTTTTATTTGTTGAAATATTGTCTGATGCTTTTACAATAATTCCCATATCCCCAGCAATTTTTACGTGACCTAATTCATTGATATCAATTCTAGCATATGATGAACCAGCTGGTATTGTTTTACTAATATTACCTTCAAGATCAATATAATGTGTTCCTTGTACTGAAAAATCAATTGTTCCGCGATTTACTTGTGATGGATATCCTATTTTATTTTCTTCAATCAATCTTCGTACTGTTTTAGTTGTTCTGTTCTTTGTATTTTTTAATGTAAAGTCTTTGTTTAATCTAGTAGCCGCATTTTCAGGAACACCCATATTTTTAATACCTCTAATTCCTTTTCCTACAATTGGACCTATAGAACCAATACCACCTCCTAATACAGCGGCAAAAATCATATTTCTTACAACACTATATTCACCTTCCATACCTCTTAAATCATATGCGGCATAACCAAGTGGACTAATTCCAAGTTCAATTGATGCATTTAATCCAGCAATAAGTCCTGCTGTTTTCCAAATACTTTTTCCTGCAAGTCCTATTGGAACAGGAATTAAATTTACTGGGTCAGCTATGGCACCACCAAATGCACCTAATGTTTTCAAAGACCAGAATCCACCTGGTTCCATTTGAAATCTTTTTGCGGCAACCTGTGCTTCTTTTGCATTATACAACATTTCGTAAGACATATGTGGTTCCCACTCTAATCCTTCTACTTTTAGACCAGACGCAGGATCGTTATATTGCTCTTCTGATATTTCGCTTTCTCCTGCGACTTCGTAACGTTGTTTTGCTCTACTATTAGCGGTAATAGTATTAAAGTAACTGATTGTTGTATCTTTAATACCTGATTTAGCCCCTATAACAAGGGTATCCCAAGCACCTTTTTCAAATGGTGATACTGTTTCTTTTGTAGCTCTACCTACGTATGAATCTTTTAATATTACTGGCATCTTATTAAGATCCTGTTATTTCAAAAAATGGATCTACACCAAGTTCTGGTGGTTCTATTCTTTGATATGGATTATCTGATTGTTCTCTAATAATAGTAAACAAATATTGTAATGGTGTTTGTGTACTACCTGTATTACCTTTATCTACTAAACCACCTTTGAATAATGCGTGTTTTTCTGGATCATTTAATAAATCCATTATTGCTTTTCTATTCATACCATATTGAGCATTTCTTCCATATGGTATATTATTACCAATCCATTCTAACATCCATGGTTGCATATCACCAGTTGATACTGCGTGACTAACCATAACAAGTATGTCTTGTTCATTTTCATCATTTGTAAGTTCCGTTGTTGCAAAATCACCTTTTTTTAATGCCATAACAGTTGCGTTGGCTAATGATTCTTCTGGTTTAATATACGATTGTGGTCCAGCCTGTCTGCCTCCAGCTGTTTCCATATCTTCTATTTTCTTTTTGAATTCTACGTTTGCTTCAATTACTTTTTCGTTTAAAGTTTTCTCTCTCAGATCAACTTGAGTTACATTTGCTTCATCTACCCACGAAACTTCTTTTAATACTTTAAATTTATTTGTAAAACCAGTATGACTGTATTCAATATAGTCTGCTTGATTTTGTAATTGTGCTGAAATTGGTACATTACCTTTTACTTTTGAATATGGTTTAATTGAAAATTCTGAATACATACTATCACCAGCCTGCGTTATCTGTGATAACATTACAGGAGTACCTGCTTCATCATAATAGGTTATTTTACCATTTGCAAGACTAATAGTAAAATCTTCAAAATTGCCTTGTAAATCATCAACTGTATCAAGATTTGCACTAACACCACCAAATGCTAATGGATCTTTTGCAACTGCTTGATGCATTTTTTTGTACTCCTCAAAAGCTGTCTGATTAGGAATATCATTTAGAGAAGCAAATATTTTTTGACCTGGAGCAAGTTCTCCTATGAAAAAATTACCTTGAGTTGAATCAGTTCCACTTATATATTTGTCTGTTAGTTCTATTGCTCTGCCAATATCACCTCTTGTACTCACAATAAATTTTGCCAGCATAGTTTTATGCATTGCCATCATTGATTGTGTTTGTGCTGTTGACCATGAACCTTTTGTAAATCCGTATTTTGAATCATCACTAAACTCTGCTTCTGTTATGTTTTTTAAAACAGTTTCCATATTTTCTCCTTCATACCCTTCAGCTTCTAATTCACTTTTATATGATGACATATTCACAAGATTATTAGTATATGCTTTTGTTGCATCACCTAACTGTACAGATGCAAATTCTCTTCCTGGACCATGAATAGCCAATAATGCTAATAAAACATCGTCTTCAACTTTTTCACTTTGTTCTACTAATTTTTGCATAATTTGATATGTATTATCTTCACCATATTGCATATATGCCTGATTTATAAACTGAATTTGTGCATCACCATTCTCTGCATTACTAAGACCTGTTTTAAAATCATTTACTAATTTTTGTGGCATAACATTGATCATATCAACTTGAATATTAAGTGTTGATGCTACATCTTTTTTTAATTGGTCTAGTCCTGCTTTAGTGTTATCTGTAGTTGGATCCCAATTTATAATACCTTTAGATATCAATGCTTGAACAGCATTGTTTCCATTATCATCTAATAATGTTGCTAATTCGTTTTGTGCAGTATTAAATGCCTCTATTTTTAATCTCTGTACCTTGATAGCTTGGTCTTTTTCATCTTGCGTTTTAAATATAACTTTGCCATTTTTATCTTTAGTTTTTCCAACTACTATTGTTTCAAAATATTTTTCCCTTTCTTTTAAAAGAATTGCTTCTTGGGTTGCTTCTNNAGTTCCTCTACCTAAAACATAACTTTGGTATGCGGATGTACCNNCGGCTACAGACTCACTCCANTNTTGATCAAANNTTTGTAATTCTAATTCTGTTGCACCTGATCTTTCTAATTTTGATCTAATTTTTTCTTTATCGTGCTCTGATTGCCATCTTACGAAGGTGCTATGATCAGTATCTTGAGATGGATTATTGATATCTGATCGTTCAGTAGTTTGATAGTTTGCATCTGTGAATATTTGCTTTTTAATAGTATTACCAGATGCATTTGATGCATATGCTTCCGTAGCTTCTGCCATTGCGTCTGCTTTTAAAGATGTATTTGCTGTTCCAAAGTTTTTATTAAGTGCTGTAATTTTTTTCTTTAATTGTTCTTGTTCTGTTAAAGTTAAATCCATACCACGTGGAAATACTTTGCTTAAATCTTTTGTATCTAAATCACCTTTCCAACTTCCGTTCTCTATTTTTTCTATTAAAGCGGCTCTTGCTTTAGGATCTCCTTCTACTCTTTTCCATTCTGCTTCTAACAATGCCTCAAACATATTAAGTCTAAATGCATTTCTTTGTACATTAGAAAAGTCTGATGTAGGTGATAATGTTTGTAAATCAATTTCAATTTTTGCCTTTGCCGCTTCCATTAAGGCTAATGCATTTTCATCACCTGTTAAAATAGCGAGTCTGGCTGTGTTTGCACTTTTATCAATTACAAATTCTGCCTGATTAAGTGCTTCTATTCTTTTTTGATCAATTATGTTTCCTTGTATTTCTGCTCCAACTGCCGCTTTTTGTTTTTCGTAAGCCATAAACACAGGGTTCTGCATTTTTTCTGGTAATGAACCTAATAATTCTGCTTCATATTCTTTTGTTGCTTCTACATAACCTTCTGGATCAAGTTTGAACTTTGTTCTCCATAAGTCCATATTTGTAGAAATCTCTATTTCTTTATTATGTAAAAATGCTGTATTTTGTCCATTCTCATATGCCGCTCCTGAAATGGTCCATGACGGTTGTAACTTGTCTTGAATTGTAGTTTCACCTTTTTTGTTTGCTTCTAATTCTCTTTCTTGTCCTACTTTAAATGCTTTATCTTTTGCATCAGCATCAGCAACGTTGTTTGCTAATGTAGAAATACTATCAACAACTTTAATTGCCGCATCTCCACCAACGTAAGGCATTGAAAATGTAGCCTTGGGTGCAATATTTGATCCAGTAGATGTATCTTGTTTTACATTTACTTTTTTGCTTCTTATTAGTTCTGGTCTTGTTGGTATATCTGGCATTATCGTACATCCTCTATACTTGGGTTTGTATTTTTTGGAATAGGTCCTCTTGTACCTAATGTAATTGCCGCATTTGTCATTCCACCAAGTAAAGAAATTTTAGCTTCGTGTCTGTAACTGTCAGCACTTAATTTTTTACTTAAAATAGATTGTGATGTATTAAATGTATCTGTGAATTGATCTTCTGCAAAATTAGCCGCTGTTTGTCCTAATATTTGTCCTGGTGTGCCTTCCATTTTTATACCAGCCGCTGAATACAATGCTCGTTGTTCTCCAATTTTGGCTCTTAATGCTCTTAATCTTTTTATTTTTCTTAATGCATATGATTCTGTTTCCATTTTTCCTTGAAACATTGTAAATCCTGCTTTGGCTTGCATTTGTTGTGCTTGTAAAAAGCCCATATACATCTGCCCACCTGCACCAATAAATGGTGCCGCAACTCTTGCCGCATTGAATAATGTGTTTAACGTTGATGATGCTTTAACAGCGGTACTTGCCGCTTGGAATGCTTGACTTGCTGATGTGAATAATGTTGAACCACCACCTGTTGCATAAGCGGCCGCTCCTATTAAAGCAATTTTAGCTAATTTATTTTTTGGTGCACACATTGTTAGTTTCTTTTCCTCTCAACTAGATAAATTTTTTCGTCCCCTACTGTGTAAGATCCAAATTGTTTAAATTTTAATGTATTTAACCATTTTATAGAGTCTGCGTGTTTAGACCAAACCTGAACCACGTGTCGTTTTGTAGGGTGTTTTTTCATACTTCGTTTAATCAATTGATTTGCTTCTCTAGTAATTCTAATAAAGAAATCTTTAACCATTGGAGTTGCTACAAACCAATACCATACTTCATCATCTATTACGTGAGTGCCAGATGCTAAAAAAGGAACACCATAATATGTTCCTGTTACTCCATCTTCTAATTCTTCGTATTTGTTTAGGATTAATGCTTTGGTATAACCCATTAGCATAAATTCCATTTCGTCTGCGACACGACAATTATTTACAACATATCTAAAATGTGTAAAATTTAATGAATGTCTGACTGGTTGTTTATCCTGCTTGTAATTTTCCTGCACCAAATTTAACTTCCGTAATACTACTTAATATAGTGCAAGGAAGAGGGTCAGTCATTGTGAAAGTAACTTGTGGTGTTGTACTATAACCATTAAGTCTAACTCTTTTCATTCCTGAAAAAGCAGTTACACCTTGATTTAATAATGCTGTTCCTAATTCTCTAAAAGGTACTGTAATATTATCAACTGTCAATGCTTTGGCATTATATAATTGTAAATCAACTAATACTTTCCTCATTTTTTCTCCTAAAGTACTTTGACCTCCTGTTTGTATTATTAAGTTTAATGTTTTTGCTGTTGCTGTATATGTGTTTCCAATTTGTGTAGATGAACTTTCTCTTGTTAAAGTAAAATTACCTGCCGCAGTTACAGTCACGTCAGGGTGTTTTAGTCCGTCAGCTACTACTTGTACTGTTTGTCCTTCTAATCCTTGGGCACCTGTAAAACTTGATGCTGTTGCACTTGACGTATGATAACTGTCAACGTAAACATCATCTTCAGTAAGTTTTTCTAAAAACACACCTGTTTGTAAAGTTGAACCATCATTATCATATCTTTGTACCAATGTATATAAAGAATTATCTGCTACTCCTACTGCTTTAAAGTTTCCATTAGTTGTCCATTTGTTCCATCCTACAACTGAAAACTCTACATTTATACCTAAACAACCTATTGAACCATCTGAATTTAATGCAAAAGTATAGTTTGTATTATTGTTTGAATAGTTTGCTAGGTATGCCATTTGTGTTGCACCTGTTAGCATATCGTGATGAATTAAAGAATAGTTTTTTGCTGAATAGGCATCTGTATTAAAATTATAAACGAATGCTCTGGTTTGTTTTCCTGATTTATCATTGAATAATACTTCATTATCAACAACAACTGGTTCTGTTGTGCCTGCAGAAACTCCATATCTTGTTTGCTGACGAACGAGGACATTGCTTGGAGTTACTGGCTCTCCACTTAAATCAAATTCACCATCTGATGTAAAAATAAAAAGTGATTGTTGTGATACTAGATGTCTAATAATATTAAGTTCATCTGATGCTATTGTAAAAATAAAAGAAGCATCATCAGTAATATCTCCTGTTACATCACTACCATCTACAACTTTTGTGTAAGGATCAAAATCATAAAAGTTTCCTGTTTGTGATCCAAATATTGTTTGAGGTTTATCTCTAGTACCTCCAAATACTAATCTATTTTGATGAAACGAAACTGAACGTGGCCAGCCTCCACCTAATGAAGCACTTAAATTACTAAAAGCAGATATTTCCCATTCGTTACCTGGTGCTCCTTCTGTATCTACTAAATCGTAAATTACATCTGCTGTCATTACAGTTGATGATGAGTGTGTTTTTAATTGTACCAACCCACCATTAATATTCACGTACATATTTTTGTGTCCATCAGGCCAATCAGCATCAACCCAAGCATAAGAACCACTTGACAATGTCATATTAATTCCTGTACCCGTTACTGCTGATGGTGTAAGTGTTGTTGCAAAACTAAAATTTGCTAAAGGTACAACGTCAAAACTCAAATAACTTGATGTCCAATCTGTGTTTACAGATCCTCTTACTAATTGTATAGGTTGTATATCTGGATGAACCAAAATCATTACATCAAATGATTGTGTAAATCTTACATCAGCTATTTCGGCTGTTGTAATTGGAAAAACTTGTCCACCCACACCATGTGTTAAATGTGCTACTCTTGTATCTTGATAAAAGATATGCATTTCTGCAGTAGTACCAGCATCACTATCTGTTGGCTCTAATACAATAATGTATTCTTGTCCATCACTAAATCTAAATGGAATAAGTCTGCTTGATGCGTGAAAGCCTGCTGTTGTTAAACTTGTTGATCCATCTGGTGTTGTTGATGCATCAGGATCTGCGGATATATATTGGAAACCTTTTCTCTTTTGCATACCACCTTGCGGTAATAAAAGCATATTTGTACATTCTTCTAAACCAGTTTTATAAAGTTGTGAATCTACCCTGCCATCCATGAAGGGGCCTAGTTGGCCTGTGTTGTAAGAATTTTGAGTTATACGACGTGTTGTCATTCATTAATTAGTTGGATGTCTTAGTCTATTAAAATTGCCACTTATGTGTGCTTCAATCAATTGACCAGCTGGTACAATATTTCTTGGTGGATTTTCTTGTCCATCTGCTATCCTTGCCGCTCTTAATTTAGATTGGAAGTCTTCTGCAAGCCTGCCTGTAAGTGTTCCAACTCCTGTAATTGCTTCGTTGATTTCTACTGCTAATTTTGCAATAAGTGCCTCTATAAAAAATACTGGAAAATTATCTTCTGTTAAATCTTTTACGTAGATAATGTTCAATGGATCTGTATTTGAATAAACTTTTGCACCTTCTACAGAATAATCTGTAATTGCATACCCTTGGCTATCAAAAAATCCTTTTATTCTTATTACATCACCTGGTAAACTGTGTGTTTTAGTATAACTTAAATCTGTTGGTGTTTCTGTTGTAAGATTTACTGCTACTTTTGTAATTGCAAAATTCCAAAAAGTATAATACATTAAACCTTTTTTAACATTACTATACATTGTAGAACAAACGTTTGCTTCGTTTGATCCGTCTGTGAATGCAGAAATAGTTGATGCTCCACATTTTACTAATGCTTGATTTGAAATTGATATATTTGACTCAGCCATTTGTTAAATTCCTTTTAATAATATTATTTACCGCATAAAACAAGACAGGCCCTTTAAGGGCCTGTCAATCATTAAGAAACGAGGTTATCCTTTCTTAAGTTAATTTACTGATTACTCAGTAACTTGTATTTCTACAACTCCGTCAGCATCTATCAACGCTGAACCCATTGACATCTCACCTAAAATAAGTGTAGATGCTTTTTGTGGAACATAGTTGATACCAACTGAAACGTCAGAACCTACTGCTAATCCCATTGAATTTTTGTGGAATGCGTAACATTTTCTAACAACTGAATCAGCTGATAAAAGATTTGAAACGACCACTCTAAATCCAAATATTGAAGGGATATATCCTGTTGCCAACGCATTGTTAGTAATAATTCCGTTGTCAGAACTTACTAACGTAGTGTCAGTTAAAAGATCAGTTAAAGCGGCAGGTGATATAACCAAAGTACGATCACCTGAAGGTACGTCTAGTCCGTTTAAAGACTCATGTACTTCAAGCAACGCGGCTTTGTTAAGACCTGATGATCCTTGTGCAGTATATTTGATTGTTGTTGGTGTGCCATCATCTAATGCGTCAACAATAGCCTGATCCGCGGCACGAGCTAATGCTCCACCTATCGCTTCAGAAAATGTTGATCTCATATCGATGTTAGTTTTGATTTCATCAAGTGATTGTACGTATTCACCTGCATGGTAATTTGCAAGAGTACATGATACTGTTGCGTTCTGTGCAGTAGAACCTGTGTAGGCACCTGGTGATGTTAAAGACTTAGATGTATCTGACATTACTACGATGTCTTCAAATCTAGCCTTGTTTTTAATCGAACCACCTTTTGTTAAAGTGTTAAACTTGTAAACTGAACCAGTTACATTTCTAACAACTCTAACAGAGTTAGTAAGATTTGACGTCAACTGCTGATAAGCGTGTTTGACATCATCTGCGAACATAGTTGTAAATGCATTACTAACTGATGTTCCTGCGTTTGCTACTAAAGCCATTTTATTTTCCTCTCTTTAGTGTTTGTTATTATTATAGTTTAACGCTATGGAATTGTGTTATACTTGAATGGGCCTTATGGTTGTCCTTCTTATACAACGTTCTAGAACTTGTATTTTACAGCAATACCAACTGTTTGTAATCTTGTACAACCAAAGTAGGCCTTACGGTTATCTACGTGATTATTTATAGGTTTTCAAAAAATCTTTATCAGTGTTTATTTTTATTTTAGGATAATATGCTAATATTTTTTCAAATGTATGCTTATATCTCCACTCTGGTACTTGATTATGTACTAAACTTACGTTTGTATCTGTTCTTTTTCTGTATATAGAGTCTGGACCTCCATCAAATCCTATTACATCTATATCTGTAAATCCTAATTGTGCGGCAAATACAATACATATTTCTCCTGTAAGCCAACTGTTCATTCTAAAATATGGAAAACGAATTTGTCTCATATCAGGAATTGTTATTGTACTTGTTTCTCTATGGGCTCTATGTGACATCATTGGCAAATATACTTGTTTAATTTTATCTTTGCTCATTTGTTCTAACACTCTTCTGTCTTTAGCAATAAGCCAGTCAGGCATAAACTCTTTGTATATTTGATTGCAACCAAATGTTGGATAATTTAATTT